TGCTGAAGTTACTGTTTGTATATGTGCCTGATGATCTTGAGTGACGAATGCTTTGACAGGCTTACCATTAATTATATTTTGTACCGCAGTAACAGGATCAACTGACTTAATATCATCTTCAGTTGGTACTATATCTTCTACATTTCTAATGCCTAAAACTTCTAGCATCTGTCTGTGCAATTCAGGAAGGTTATACATCTGAGGTGCTGACTGCGCTAATTGCATAGCAGCTTGATATTGCATAATACGTTGTGCCATTGTTGCAGCATTAGGATCAGATACTGGTAGAACATCTATTCTATTATCAAAATCTTCTGCTTTAATAAATTCTTCGTCATCCATTTCATATGGATAAGATGGGTCGGTAAAGTCTTTAACAATATTAACTAGTATATTAAATTCTTTACGCATAGAAGCATGAAGTCTAGCTTGTACTGCACTCATTACTTTCATGTTTCTTTCAAGTAATGCAAGTGTTGTACCAACAGGAGCTTGCCCATTCATATCAGATATCTTCATATCCGATACACTTGCAAAACGTCTGCCTTCTTCTACGATATTTTGCAATAAAGAATATAAAGTAGCTGATGGTTCTTTGTAAGGTAAGAAAGTAATATTATCTCTAATAGCACCGCCCGGAATATCTACATCTCTAAACTCGCCCGGCATTATAGGGGTGTCATCACCTTTAATTCTAAGCCCTCTGGCTTTTAAACCGCCCGGCAAATTAGATAAAGTTCCTGCATCTACTAACTGTCTTAATAAGCTAGTAGCAGATTTGGCTAATCCACCTATCATGTGTACTAAACCAAAACCATAAAAACCTAATCCCGGCAAATACTGGTAATGAACAAAGTGCATACGTCTTAGTTTTTTAACATCATCTTCATAATAATTTCTACGAATACTTAATACAATGCCACTAGGAAAATCCAAAGTAACTACATAAGGTAATGCTATACCTGTTGGTTCACCTGATTCTCCAACATCTTCAAATCCTTCTAAGTCTAAATTTACCTGCATTTCTAATAAGATATGACGATTATCTAGGTTATAAGTGTCTGTTTCACCTGTCATTTCATCGTATTTTTTAGCTACATCACTAGAACTAGGCGATGCATCAGGTAGATCAATGTCACGATAGAAACCACTAACTTGCATTTTTCGTACATCATTAGATGATTTCTTCATTACATGCGTAGCACGTTCACAAGTTTCTAAATCACTTGCACCGTAATTTACTACTACATCTTCTGCTGGTACAAAAAGTGAACAAGGTCTATCTAAGTTAGGATCAAAGTATACTTTTCTAAATGCAGAACCCGCTAATGGCAAAGAAAATAACATCTTTTCTGTTTCAGAGCGATACTCTGTCATTTCATGTGTTAGCAAGTAGTTAAGATAATCTTGAACTCTGCCAGCTTGTTTAGTTTTTTCTTCAGTATTCTTGCCAACAATCTTAGTCCTAACTGGACCTTGTGCTGGAAACATTTCTGATATTGCTTGAGATTGAAAACGAATAACAGCTTCACTCATCATCGGATGAAATACACCACAAGCACCAGCCCACGGGGTAGTTCGATCTTCAAACTTCAAACCTAATTGATCTAAACCTTGTGTATAAGTTTCTTCCCAGTCTGATCTAGATTCTTTGTCACCTGTATAGGAATCAATTAAATCTTTACCTAAAGCATTTAAATCATTTTCATTTAAAATATCTGCAAGATTAGAATCAAAATTAGATTCATCAACTTGGCTTGCATTAGGATCAAAATCAATAATCATGCCACCATCTTCTGTTTCTATTGAAACAGATTCAGGATTTTCAATTGCTATTGAAAGTTCTTCTTCTGGTTCTTGCTCTACTGTTCCCTCAATAGGTGTAGCAGTCATTCTTTCAATTGCCATAAAATATTATCCTAGTGTAATACTCGATTATCAGTTTCTGAAATATATAGATTATCTATAATTTCTTGAAGCTCTTCTTCAAAATCTTGACATAGTTCTTGAACATTAGTTAACTCTCCACGCAAAACCAAATGATTTAACTTAGCTGTACTTTTTGCTTTTTCAGTTGATTCGGCATGAATGTCTGGTCCTGCATATTCTTTGCCTTCTTTTGAATAAAACGATGTTTGAAATATTTTCATTAGTAATATGCTGCTATCCTGTTATGTTCTAAAGGCTCATCTTCTTCATCAGTATGAAGAGGAACAAAGCCACCTTGTCTAAATCTTAACAGAGCTTGCGTAGTGCTATCAACTAAATCGTCATGTTCCATGTTAGGAAATCCAGCAAATTCCTCAATAACTTCTTCAGCCCATCGAGTTGCTGGTGACCACACTATACCAGAAGCAAATAAATCTGATACTGCATTGACTCTTGATATTTTATCATTTCCGCGACTTGGTGTGTATTCTTGTACTGGAATACCCATCGCTCTTAATTCAAATATTAAAGGTGTACCCGCTGCTTTTGCTTCAACAATACATGCATCAGGTTTATATTCTTGATACTTTTCCATTGCTCTTCTTTTAAGATCAGGAAACTCTAGCCTTTCTTTGTAAGCATCTAATAGAATTAAATTAGGAGCTAAATGCCCTTCCTCTTTATCTTCTCTATAGAAAACTCCCCAAGTAGTGCAAGCAGAGTAATCGGCTCTTTGTGTTTTTAAGAATGCCGTATCCCATGATTGAATAATAAACTCACAATCTGGAGGATTCCTGCCTTCCCAAGACTTCCACCATTCTCTTTTAACTAACGCACCTTCTTCTGAAGTAGGGTCTTGTTGGTATTGTGCCATCCATTTACTATTAGGCAGTTCTGATCTAAGAGCTTCTAACTCTTCTAATTTCCAAAACTCAGCCCATAAAGGCTTGCCTGAAGGCATGATAGCGGGTAGCTCTATTACTTCCCATTCGTCTGCACCACCACGTTTTATGCTGGCATCTACAACACGACCTGTTAAATCTTTATTATGCCAGCGTGTCATTACCATAACGATTGAACCATTAGGCTGTAAACGCTGACGAGGACCAGAGGTGTACCATTCATAGGTACGATTGAATACATTGATATCCGCACTCGCACCTTCTTGCTCTGAGTGAGGATCATCTATTATAAGTAGGTCAGCACCTTTACCAGTTACTGCACCACCAACACCGATAGCAAAATACTCACCACCCTTGTTAGTGTTCCATCTTCCTGCTGCTTTACTATCTGATTGTAAGCTTACGTCAGTAAATATATCTTTATAATCTTTACTATTAACTAAGTTCCTAACCTTCCTACCAAAACCAACTGCTAGTTCTGCGGTGTGAGCAGTCTGAATAATTTTCTTATCAGGAAACTTACCTAGAAACCAAGCAGGTAACAAATAAGAAGCAAACTCTGATTTTGTATGTCGTGGTGGCATATTGATGATTAAACGCTTTAATTCACCACTAGCGACTCTCTCAAATGCATTAGCCATTACTTCATGATGACTACCATGAATAAATGCAGACCACATCTCACCAACAAAGGTCATAAAATTATCAGAACATTTTTCTCTAAGCTGAGAATTTTCATATTCTTTAATTAAATCTATAAACTCTTGCTTTTGATGACTAGGTAAACTTTGTATTTTCTTTAATAAATTTACATTCATATATATATACCTACTAAGTATGTACTTCCTTTAAAAAAAACTTAGTAAGTTAATACCAAGTACATACTTAGTAAGTATTTACCTACTAGTAAGTAGATAAAGAGTATATCTATCTCTGGATTATATCATTTTGCACGACTTCACAGAAAAATCAACCAAAAATTTTATATATATTATATATGGGGGTAGGAATTATAGGTTTTTATACAAAAAAAATTATTTTTACACAGAAAAAAGCTATCATTTTGCAATATAATAGGGGGGGTCTATAAAATCAACTCATATCCCGAGCAAAACACTATGTATATATGGAGAAAAAGAATCCTACCTGTGTGCAAGGGGGTGGGGGTATCAGCAAACTTCGCGAATTATTAACATGTGGGCGTGGGTGCATTCTTTAGCTGCTCGCAATGTGATCACCTATGAATCTGCTTCACTTAATAGCTGGTCTAGTTTTGTCTCGATATCTCTCTCGATCTCAATTGTGTCTCTGCTTTTTATTTCCTCCTGCACATCGACAAACATTTTGCAAGAGCGACCAAGCAATTCTAACGCTCTTATTTGTGTGGATGAGGTAGCAGTAACCTCAGTTGATTTAGACTGCTTGTATAGCTCTTCGAGTACGTAGTTCCTTGTTCGTAGGCTAGAGGCTGTAAATGTCCTTTCTCTAGCCTCATATGCTCTCATTAGACTTTGTGCAATCTTAGGGTTCGCCAATAATTTGCTCGCTTCGACTTCCACCCATTTTGGAGTAGAGCCGTCCTTGTTCATGGTTACATCATAAGCATTAGTATAAGACTCCTTATATGTACCTATCTTTCCCCTCACAATGTTATCCACAAAAGTCTTTTGCTTGATCGTTAAAGGTGTCTCTTTTTTGACCAGTTTAAGGTCGGGCTTTTTATCTTTATTCATTCTTTAATTATCTAGCAAGAATGATCTAAATAATATCGTGCGATAAAAGATGTCTTTTATGATGATCTTTGATAGTATTTAGATACCAGTATTTTATTTGATGTTTGAATGAAATACACGAAGGTAGATTCCGAGTGAATATATCGAAGTCATGGAAGGGGTTGAGTGTTCTCTAAATCTACGAGTTCACAATACGAATGTTCTTGGGCGCATTCGGAAAAATAAGTCTCATGGTGAGATGACGCGTTAGCCTTTTAGGTGATCGTGCCAGTATCAGATGTTTTGATCAGAGCTTAATGGAGACTCACGGCAATACTCCAATTGTCCACGAATTAACGTGTGTGAAGAGCATCCTTGT